AGACCAATAATAACGCAGTGTTCAGTAAAGGATTTGCTAAAGCCATGACCAGAGAACTTAATAGTTCCCATAGCAGCAAGATTACCTTGCGGAGTAGTTGCATCAGTAGAAGAAGTTTGAGCGATTGGATTGACATTAACAGTAGAGGAGCCACCGCCAAGATATTCGGGGCGTTGCATACGAGAGTCTGGAGAAGTTACACCAAAGTGAGACCGGATAATTTCAGTATAGCGAGTACCGCCGCGAGCATCACGTTCATAGAGCTTTTGAATTTGAAAGGCTTCACGAAGTTGATTGATAGTTGCACCAGTTGCTTCAGAAAGGTCCGCGAAGATACCTGGATAACCAGCGTTGTTAGCGTCTTCTTCTGCATACCAGGTTGTATCGTTTCCTGTAACGTTCATTGGACTACCAGAGGTATAAGTAGTTGAAGAAGTACCACCAGTTTCATAACCGGTATGGGGACCATTGAAAGATTGATTAAATTTCATAATCCCAGTAACAGGAGCAGTATCACCAAGTGGTAGATCTACAGCATCACCTTTTTGAGGCCATGGTAGGCAAGAGGTAAAGTAATCGTGGCGTTTGCCACGGGTACGAATTGTATAGTCAGTATCAGTATCAGGACCGTCGCCTTTGTCGACAGAAATACTATCGATAAGGTTTTCATCACGAAACCATTCATTATAGATCAGATTATAGGCGCGGGAATGTAGGGCATTAACATTTTCAATATCTTCTTCAGTTGGAAGACCGAGATAATCAAAGAGGCTCCCATTGGCATAACCGCCAGAGGGAGTAGTAACCGTAGGTATCAAGTAGTCAGTGCTATCGCCGGGATTTTCTTGTTCACCATTAAATTTTTGCCAGTTTTCCCAGATTAGGCGAATAGGCACAGCGAAGAAGAAAGAGTCCAGGAAGATATTATCCATAAACGGATGTAGAGGAGTAGAAAGACGGCCGAAGCCAGTCATATTTAAGTTGAAAGTATCACCGGGGAGAGCTTCATCAACGAAGACTGGAATTAGCTCACCAGCATTGAAGGTTGTCTTAAGTCCGTGCGAGCGATTGAAGCTTGATCGGGGAATATCAGCATTAGGGACTTGGGAGAAGTTGTGTGACATCACACTTGGCATTCTATCCATTTTTCAGTTCCTTATCACAGTAGGAGTAGAAATAACGTAGGGCAAGATTAGGATTTATAGAGATTAGCATCCAATATTCCTTACAGCCCATAGGTGAGAGATATTTTATAAGACCATTATGAGACATCTTTTAACTCAATAATATTAATTACATGTTCAGGAGCAGTAGTGTCGAATTTACCAGTATTATCATCATAAGAGCCAAGTAGCCAAAGAGAGTAGTCCTCAGAATGTTTAGTGAATGTATGTTGAGGATCTAAGAGAAGTTCAGAAATAGCACGCATAGCAGTACCAGAATTAGGCGAGTAGAAAGGAGGCATATAGCATTGAGCTTTATCATCACGAATAGTAAATACATTGGATTTCATTATTCTAAGTTCCTATTTAAACGCTCGATTTGAGCTATTTTACATTGTTCACGAACGATCAACCGTTCGGGAGTGTTATCGGGATTGAATTTACTAGAATTAATTTCCCTAGTGATTTTTACGTCTTCATACATATCAGGATTATCTATTTGAAGTTGACGATCATAATATTTTGGAGGACGAGTTTTAGTTTCTTTTACGACTACATAGTCGTGAGGGTAGACATCAGTTTTATATTTGTCATACCATTTTTTTCCTATACCGGGCCTTCGGCTCATTTCATTGAACTCAGGCATTACGATTTCTCCAGTATCACGGGTATAGTAGTTATCAGCTGAAGAGCCAGTGATTTTTTTCATACAGTAGCGGGCCACATAGCCAGCACTTTCGAATGTTACAGAACCAATAGACGAGAAGCCAAAAGGCCATAAAGTATTGAGTTCTTTAGAGGTGTACAGAGGATTGTTATTTTCGACTTTAAAGATTTCTTTATCAGAAAAGTCGTGATTGAAAAGAAGGATATGGTAATGAGGACGTTTATTTTCGTCTGTATATTCACCACAGTAATAATAGCGTACACCATTTTTGAATTGCCAGTTTTCCCAGTTTTCCCGTTCCTCTTTGAATGAGTAAGGGTTTTTGGCAATATATTTTTTACGCAGACGTTTCATGAATTTTTGAACATAGTCTTTGTTTAAGGACCAGCCGTGTTTTTCTAACGCTTCATCTGAAAGCGTAAGGGTAACGAAGCAATTGTCATCATGCAATTTACTTTCATGCATACAGCGCATGGCCCATTGACGGGATTTTTCCAGACGACAACCGACGCATTGTCCACAAGGGACTTCGATTGGCATGTCAGGATGGAGGGCTTGTGTTTCAGAGAATACAATTTTTCGCCCTCCGGTTTTTGCTAAGTCACGGCTATACCAAGCCATAACAGGCTTGAAGCAAGCCATTTTATAGCCTTATTCCACCGCGCATAGGTCGAGAGCGACCATTTTTAGGATGCACTTTTTGCGCAGTTTTACGGAATAGTTTTTTTGATTTTTTACTTCTGATTTTTTTACGATATTTCATTTTTTGAAACTCCAAATAAGAAGAGGTTTGCCACCTTCGGTGTCAGTGGGGATAGTTACATGAACTGAGTAACTATCCCCACGCCCCTATATTAACGATTTTTTGCTACGAAAACAGCGGTTTTTATACAAATACCTTGCTGATTTGTCTGCAAGGTAAGGCCTACGCGCTTTGCGCACTTGTTTTAGTCAGCAGGTTTTACAGGAGCATCATCTTTCGGTTGCTCAGATGGCTCGAGTATTCGCAGACGATTTTCGTCAAGGATTTTAGTAGCCAGACCCATTTCGACAAGTTTGTCAGCATTATCAGGATTTGTTACAAATTCTACAAAAGCGCCGGGGTCATTATCGAAGAAGGCACGAATATTAGAGGGCATTTCCATAAAGCGCCCTTCTGCATCACGAACAGTATTAATAGCTTCTTGATACTCGTTAACCTCGGTGAAATCACCGTATTCGGCTTTTGCCGTGTTAACGTGTGTTATCAGCCCGTGTTTATCATATTGGCGAAGGACATTGTTAATATCAACGTCATCTTTGAATTGTTGTTGAGTACGACTAGCGAGAGGTTTTCCATCAACGTCAAGAAAAGATTTAGATACACGTTCACGAGCGAGAGGTTTTCGGATTTTAGGATAAGACATTTACTTTCCTTTAAAGGTAGAAGTGAAAGGAGAGACATCTTTAACGATTGTCCCAAGTTTTAAAGCAGCTTTACCAGCAGGTGTTTGACGGATTGATTGTTGTTGAGACATTTTTGCAGTAGTAGCTTGAAGTTGTTTATAAGTTTCTTCAAGATTTAAACGCATTTGATTAAGATTGCCAGTTTCAGCAATCATTTTTGCACTATTAGACCAAGCAGCTTGTTCTTCAGCCATTAATTTTTTTGTATGAGTATTTAGATTTTTTACTTGCGCAGAATTTTGTTTAGCAGCAAGAGCGGATTGAACCGCAGGAGACATAGTGTCTTGGGCTTTATAGTTTGAACCAGAGAGAGCAGGACCAGCACCAGATTGATAAGCAAGCATAGGATTTATACCAGATTTTATCATGTCTTGTTTTTGCCATTGGTACCGATTTTGATAGCTTTCTTTTTGAAAAGCCATCTGATCGGCAACAGATTGGGCAGAAGCTTCATTAGCACGTTCGCCACCAAGAAAGCTGAGAGCCCCGCCAACTAAGGCGGAGCCTACGCCATCAAAGAAGCCCATTATTGATATTTTGTCATAGGAGATTTTGCGAACAAAGCGACAACATTGCTTAGAACAAGAGCGATCGTATCCCAATTAGCAGCGATAAATTCCATAAGATTATTCCTTCAGATCATATTCAACATGAATGTGTGTTTTATGTAAAATTACGTCGTAATCTTCAGAGAGAGCTTTTTTTAAGAGGTCAGCAGCCTCACATTCTGCGTTATTTTTAAAATAACGAATGCGGAAGTCTAACGCACGACCGTAATAATGTAAAGAACCAGCCGAATGAAGCCCGTCTAGCGCACTTGTAACAGTTACACCTTCAGTAATACCCAATTGTTTCCAAATAGCCTCAGCGGCAACGAGAACGGGCCTCATACTAAGATGAAGCCCGGACAAATTAACATTTGCCTTTAAACGCATTAGAAGTGGTCCATAAGACCGGGAACGGAATAGGTAGGCATAGGACGAGCACAGGTAAGACGAAAGTAGCTATCGAAGATAAAGTCAGGCTCAGTAGGTACAGCGACAACGCGATCGATTGGAGGGTCTTCCTCTATAAAGGCTTCATTAAGAGTAGGGCGACTTGAAAAGTCTTGTGCCAAATGCCAAGAGTCAAGAGAAGTAGCATAATTAGAACGAAATTGTCCTGTAATCATAGAAGGTTTATAGCGGTATTCTGCATAACGTTCTTGATAACCAAAGACGTCTTGATCACCAGCAGAACCGTCAGCATAGATTTCTTTAGAAAGAACAGCTTGTTCACCAATGTGAGAGAGAGCAGGCCAGTAATAATCCCAGCGTGTTTGCCGGGAATACATACGATTAATACCTTGTTGATAGTTAAGATCGGCACGAGCAGAAACCAGACCAATAATAACGCAGTGTTCAGTAAAGGATTTGCTAAAGCCATGACCAGAGAACTTAATAGTTCCCATAGCAGCAAGATTACCTTGCGGAGTAGTT